ATTTGATTTACCTGAGCCAACAGATGCCTCTATAAAGAAGTATTTCTTTTTGGGTTCTTTTAACAGAAATGTTTCTATCCATGCGAAACTAATTTCTTGTACCTCTCTTGGCTGAGATGTAAAACACCAAGAATCAAAGATATCTGTCATATATTTTTTCCATTAAGATAAAAATGAAATATAATTATAACAAAAATACAAAGGTAAGTAAAAAACCAAATATTATTTTTTACAAATCTTGAATATGTCATCCCTGTTCTTTAGGACAGGGATGACATATTCATTTACCCAAAATATTTTTGAGATAAATAAGTATATTAATTGAATGAAAACCAAATTCAGTTACTTTAAAAATACAACCGCTGGAATGGCGGGGATTGCTCAACAATAAAGTCTGGTAGTGGCTTAAGCCACTACCATCGTTGAGAAGCCCATTTCTTTAGATATGGGTAAGTTCACGTGTGTTTGTTGTACACATAAAAAACAATATTATTATAATAGTTGGTTCACTTCGTTCACAAAAATAATTATTAATTTCATTACATTCAATTAATAATTATTTTTAATAAAAAATTTTATTTTTATGTGTGTCTGTATAACAATCACACATAAAAAACAATATTATTATAATAGTTGGTTCACTTCGTTCACAAAAAATGATTACTAATTTCATTACATTCAATTAGTAATCATTTTTATATAAATAATTAATATAAATAATTAATATAAATAATTAATATAAATAATTATAATCATCATTTTTCATAATAATTAATTATACACCTGTTTAAAAAACGTGTCAACATGGTTTTAAAAACCAACTTTTAGATAACAAGTTCTTTAAAATTTTTATCTGTTTTTAAAAACAAATTTAATTTTTGATATAAAAATCATTTAAAAACACGTTAAAAATCGTTTTTAACGTACGATAATTTTAAAAACGTATATTTTATCAAAAATAGATGTACCACACCGTAAAAACGATTTTTACGCGTGGTTTAAGAATTAATAAATTGGTTTAACAAATTATTATAAATTGAATGTTCTTTTTTTGCTTCTTCCAAAAAAGCATTAATCATCGAGGTTTGCTCGTCGATTGATAATAGTGTGAAGTTTTTAATCACATCTAGTCCTGTTTCAAGGTCAACAATAACAAATCCTTTATATCCACAATAATGTGGAATGTGTTGATTTATCACACATGAGGGAATCGCCATACCAGTAAATATTCTTGTGGTTTTAAATATAACCAATGATAATGTATTTGTATTGATACCATCATGTATACTTTTACTCAACCATTCATCCATTTTATTATCACCAGTTGAAGATAATAAATTATGATACAGAGGACTTTTGTCGTAGTGTTTGCATTCAATATTGAATGCAAACCATTTAGGGACCATTATATCACCAGCTAATGCGTTTTTCACTTCTGATGACATGCCTTTGCGTTTACCCCAATTGGATTTTCCAACGAAGGCTCCACTTCCAAAAGCTCTTGAAAATTCGTCAGTTGCAAAAAAATCATTTAACTTTTTTGCAACGTCGCGTTCAAAAGTACTACCTTTGATTTTTGATTTACTGGGCATAGTTTATTCATCCATGAAATCATTTGTACTTCTAGTTGTTAGTATTTCCTTTGTTGCTAGAGATACAACACTATCATGCCAAATTACATTATATGGTTCATTTAAAATTCTTAAATCGTCAATATCTCTCAAAGTTAATACTTGTCCAGCAATAGCTGGACAAGTATTAACGAAAAATCGTTTAATCATTTCATTCGCCACGACAATAAAACATTTTATTTGTGATTGTGTTACTGCTGTGATAATATGGTCAATATCCCGGGAACTAGAATAGATAAATTCTTTGATTGCTGACATTACTAAGACTCCTGTTGTATGTTGGAAAAATTGTTTTGTAGTGTTACTTTAAATTTACTATCATAATGAATATGAGTAACCTCTTCTCTATGTGTTACAATGAAAATTTTGATATTTTCTTTCTTGGACTTCTCACGAATTAATTTAACAGTATTTGCAACACCATTAGCACTTAAACCTGTATCCAAACACTCATCTAACATTAACAGATTGATTGGTGAATGCATTCTAGCTATTACATCTCTAAATGCCAAACATAACGCAATATTTACTCTAGCAATTTGACCATTTGAAATGGTACTAAAAGCAAATGCACGACCATTTAATTCAATTTTTGTTAGTAATTCTTCTGTGAAGTATACTAAATGAGGTAATTTAAGTTGGGTCAAATATTCATTGATTTTGGTATTCAAAAAAGGTAAGTTTTGTTTTAGTAGTGATTTACGCACAAAGCTGTCTTTTTTGGTCAACAACTTAACCAAAAATTCACTATGTTCTATTTCTTTCGTCAAGTTTTGTTTTTTTGAATAATCAATGTCAATTAATGTTTGATCGATTGTTTCTAAGGCTATCTCAAAAGGATTTGATGATTTACGTAACATTTCGAGTTTGCTTTCTAGTACAGCTTTTTCCGAGAACACACGTGAAATATTTGGATATTTATCAACATATTGAAGTTTTGTGACATCTATTTCAATATTTTTCAAAATATTTTCATGCTCGAGTTTTTCTTGTGTTAATTCACTTATCATATCATTATTTTCAATAATAATACGTTGTTTGTTTTTTAATTTTTGCTCATCAGTGTGAACTTGCTTGCAAAATGGGCAAATATTTTGTGATAGAGCTGTAATCTCAATATTCAGAGATTGTTGTTCTTTTGATAAATCATTTATATCACGAGTAATCTCTTTAATTATTGATTGTGTCTTTTTAGCATTATCTCTTAAAAGATTAATAGTATCAATATCAGAAATAATACGCTCAACATTTTCAGGAATTGATTGTAATTGATTTTGAATACGTTCAACATCTTTCAGTTTGGTTTGTTCCCAATTATCAAAATTATTAATTAAATTTTGCATAGTGGACATTTTTTGGTTGTTTAGCTGCTCTTTCTGATTTAAAATTTCCAACTCAATCTTTAATTCATCCTTCATAGATTTAGTGAGTTTTTTGATGTTTTCAGCTTTCGTTGTTAATTCTTTTAATCGAAATAAATCTTCCAATATATCTGTTTGAGACAATTCTGTTGAAGATGTAACAGGTAAGGAAAAAAAAGGAGTATTAGAAGCTGAAAATAAAACCATTCTAGTAAATGTTTCAAACTGCAATCCAATAATATCTTTAATAAATTTATTGGTGTTTGCTGCAGAATCTTTGGTTAAATCTTTAACCACGATACCATTTTGATCAATGATTTCAAAAGTTACATCATTAATACTTTTTTTGCCAAATTTTCTACGTCTTGTTATTTTATACAGAATTTGTGATTTTTCAAATACTAGTTCACAATACAGGTTTGCTTTATTAATGTTGTTAATCATATCATCGAATGTAACATTGTTTTTAATAACTCTATCATACAAACAATATGAAACAGCGTTCAAAATGGTTGATTTACCAGTACCAGATTTACATTTATCATTATCATCATAAACTACATCATGATTTTCACCATAAATCAAATTAAATAATCCAGCATCATCAAACACAACCGTATTCAAATTATTACCATAAGAGTAAAGATTTTTAAAACTCAACTGTTTGAAAGTTATAGCATCTGAAGTTGAATTAAATGTATCAAATTCACCACTTTTGTTTAAAATGGATTTTAATAGTGTGTTATCAATATCAGGTGATACAATATTATCAATCATCTGATCTAATAGCTGTTTGAGTGTTGAAAAATCAGACACGTTTATTTGCTCATCCGCATCCAATGAAAACATATCTTCAAATGCTATTTTAGGTTCTTCGCATAAAACTTCTCTGATACCTGTTAACGATAGTTGTTTTTTAACTTCAACTAATTGTTCTTGTTCAACAATAACATCCATTAAACATTTAACACGTGATTTGGGTGGAAATGATACTTTATCGATTTCAGAATATTTTATACGATGATATGTTGGCTGATCAGGCCACGCTAAGAAAGAAAGTTGCAAATCAGTTTCATTAAGGATACATATCCCACGTTCTGTATCATTAACATCTGAAAAATCCATCGGAAATGTATTTCCAATATAAGTAGTATTTTCTGATGATTGGCGTTTGTGATAGTGACCACTTAATATTAATTTTACATACTTAAAACTATTATGAGAAGGACCACCTTCCTTTTTTGTGTTGTATGATGTTATACTAAACCCTTCAAATTCAAAATGACCCGCCCAAATAGGAATATTTTTATATTGATGTAATGAATCATACTCTTCTTCAAACAAAAATGGGCAAAATAACATATTATCATGTATAGTAGGTTTATCAACAATAATAAAATTTGATAATTCATTATAATGGACTGTTGAAAAATGTTCTCTTGAATAACGTTTATATAAATCATGATTACCAATACAAAACAATATTGGTATGTTTAATGAATTTAATAATTGAGCACTATCATACCCATAAGTCATGGTCATAACATCGATAGCGTTTCTATTTTCAAACCAATCACCGAGAAAACCAATTCTTGTGATCTCAGGATGATTGATACAATAATCATACACCCATTTAACAAAATTATAACAATCTGTGTTATGCTCTATAGAATTATTGCGACGTCCAAAATGAATATCTGTAAAAAAAAGTGTAGACATAAAATTCCCGTTTGATAAAAGTATTGTGTTATGTTGTATTATATCCTAATCAATCCGTTCTTCACAGATTAATGTCTGGTTTTCATCATGTTCTTCAGATATATCTTTTTCTGAATCAATGTCGGATATTTCATCATACTTCGGCAACGGTACTCCATCGATTGTTTCATCACGATCACCTCCAATCGAGAATCCACGAACATTTTCATAATCTTCTTCAGAAAAACCAAACGATGGATTTAATCCATTATCTACCATAATAGAATCTCGACCACGTTGTTCTTTTTTCTCCACACGTAATACATGATTAAATGCATTTTTTACAAAAGATGTGTAGTATGCAAAACAATTTGAATATTTCAAATCAAATTTATACCATCCCTTACATAAAGTTAATATAGCTGTACCTTTCATTTCATCCAAATACGTATATGAAGCATAGCATGATTTCTTAGCGATATTGTCAACAAGTTGAATAAACATTCGACCCATTTCTTCTGTCATTTTTCCTTGTGCTAAGCTTTTTTCCAATTCTGCTCGCAAATCCTTGTTTGTTAAATAAATTACTGGTTTTCGTTGAATACTCATATGGCTAATCCATTTTTCCCCCAACTATATACACTATTTTATGTATATTTGCAACACATTAAATACACATAAAACATTTTTATGGCTTTTATTATACCAAAAGAACAGGGTACGGTTAACCAACATTTTCGATCAATGATTACACTGTCAGATGGAAAAAATATGTTGGTATTTGACTGTAATCCGAAAATTAACGAAACAACAAATGTTACTTATAACAACAAAAACGTGTCTCAGTTACCAACAAGTATTAATTACTTTGACAGTGTTTCAGCCCGAACGTTTAACTTATCAGATATAAAATTTATATCAAGAACACGTCAAGAGGCTCAAAACAATAATAATGCAATATATTATTTGAGATATTTAACTAAACCTAATTTTGGTATGCTTAGTAATGGATTACCACCAAAAGTATTGCTTTTAAGTGGATTTAATTCATCAAATAATTCTGAATCTATTGGAGCGTTAAATAGTATTCCAGTAGTTATCACTAATTTGGATATTGATTGGCCAAATGATTGTGATTTTATCCCTGATAATAATGGAGTAGTTACACCAATTATCAGAACAGGTTCTATATCTCTCTTGGAATTTCATAGCCCCAAACAAATTTCTGAGTTTGATTTGCAAAAATTCTTAAATGGTCAATTATTAGGTTGGTAAAAATGAAAAGATTAGAAAGTGGTGTAATTTTATCAGAGAATGGAAAACAATTTTGGGTTGGCAAACAAATAGAACAACATTATACAGATACCGTTTTGGTGTTGGTACCAAAATATAACACTCAACCAGATTTGTTAGCATACGAGTTTTATGGTAACACTGTTTACGAATGGTTGATACTGTATTACAATAACATAACTGATCCTTGGACAGAATTTGTTACTGGTAAAACAATTAGATTACCAGTTTTGGATAGAATTAAGTGAGTTTATAATGAAATTTGGAACAGATAACCCTCTGAATGAGTTTATATCATATACGGTACGATACAGACTCTTTTGTACAACCAGGTTTGAAGATGCTATTAAATTAGTGCAAAATATTAATAGTGAACGTTTCTTAAACAAACTGGTTTTGTATAATACATCTGAACAAACTTTTATACGTGATAAAATAATTGATAAAGATAAAGGGTTTGTATATTACGACATTGTGGATTCTGCACGAGACGTAGATTTGTTTGTGACAAAATATGATTTGACAAGTTTTTTGAATATTAGTCCAAATGATACAAGGGGTTATGGTGAAGCTATTCAAATGCAAATTGATATTCATGAAGCATATAGTGGGAATTTTATAGGATGGTTAAGTCGTTTATTAGATGAGGCGGATTCTGAGCAACTTTTCTTTGTTATTAAGCCTATTTTTACAGGATTAATTAATGATGGTGAAACGTTTACAGAAAAAACATATAAAGATAATCCAGCCAATATTATGATACTAACAGAATTATTGGCTGATTTCTCAACACAAGGTTCTAATTATACGTTAAAGGGTGTATGTAATATAGGCGGTATTGGTAATTTACCATCCAAGCATTTAAATATTATAGATCAGTTATCTGTTAATATTCCACCAAATTCATCGTTTGAAACCTTTTTTGAACAAACTTTAGTTCAAAAATTAAACAACATTGTAGAAACGAGACATCTAAAAGATAGTGGAACAAAAACTTTTTCAAGGTATCAATATAAAATAGTACTAGATAATGAATACAAAACAGCAGAGTATAAATTTGACAATATAACAACAATAGCAACCAAAACAGGAAAAAAAGATCCAACGTTATCGTTCAGAGATTGTAATGTTTATGACATGTTGTTTAAATTACTCGCATGTTCCAATCAAATATTAACTAATGCTCAAAAAACAGATGATTACAAAATAATAAACAACAAGAAAGTTCTCAAATACTCAAGACCTTATATAACTAGTGAAATGGTTGAAGTTAAGAATAATGTTAAAGTAATTACATTTAAAATTAATAAACAATATTTTTTCAAAACCAATGATTCTTTAAGTTTAATTAATAGTATTGAGGATATTAAAACAATTGAAAGTATGTTTGACGTAGCTGATATACGACCTGAAATACTGATTTATCAGTATTTATTTACTGGAAAAAATGTTGATGTTTTAGATTACAGAATGGCGATATCCCGTGGTATCGTGGCCACATTAGTAAACGAATCTAATAATTTGTTAACATCTAATACACAGGTTAATGGAAATTTACTAAACACAGTAAACACAGATCAAATTTTAAATAAACAAGCAGAACAAACAGCTCTTAAAAATCAACAACAAGCCACAATAAATCAAAATAACAGTTTGACAAGTGGTTTTTATGATGTTATCAATAGAGCTAGTTTTATGGAAGTTATACAAAATAAACTAACTGTGACCGGAAATCCTATATTATTTGGTTCGTTAGCTGAGGGTTATGAAAATAGAGATTTGAAAAATAAACCTTTATTGTTTGTTCGAGAAAAAATACCAGCTATGATTTTTGTTGATGTTCAGTATCCAACATCTCCTGAATTTTGGACTCATGAAACAAACTATACACAAAAACCACTATTAGATTCATTTTGGTATAGAGGCATCCAACAAATTTTAAAGATACAATCTGTTTTTGAAGGTAACAATTTTTATCATATTATAGATACATATCCTTTAATGACAGACAGTCAACAAGCTGGCGACATTTTACAAGAATTAAGTAACCAAGTTGCTGAAGAATTAAAATTACAATCAACAGCTACTTCCGCTGTGGAAAAAGTAAAAAATGAACAAGAAAAAATTAACGCCGTTCAAACCGCAACTATTAAAAATACAAGTTCAAGTAAATCTGCTCAATCCATGCATCAACGTTTACCTGCTGCTGTTGCTAACTTTAAACTAAATCCTCAAGCACCCGTGTCTCAAATAACTGTCACATCATCATATGGTGTTCCACGTAAACGTAAGAAATTAATTAAAGGTAAATATGTTACTGTTCAGGGATATCATTATGGTACTGATTTACACGCTGGTGCTGGAACTGCTGTAAAAAGTGGTATTGCAGGAACAATAACCTGTTTTGCAACAAGTACAGATTTAGCAGCTGGCTATGGAATTGATATTGTGGGTAATAATGGTATTACTATTAGATACTTTCACGTCAAACCATTAGCAAAATTTCTAGGAAAAAACAGAGTAACAACTGTAACAGATACGGATGTTATTGGAACAGTTGCAAACTTTCCAGCAAATTCTACATCTAAACCACACATTCATATTGAATTATTTTATGAAGGCAAATTGTATAATTCTTTGCAGGTATTAAATAATCCCAACTTTAAAAATGATGCTGATGTTATAAACATTCAATTTTAGGAACAAATATGTCAATTGATATTTCTGAAGAATATTATGATCGCGAACCCCACACTTTTTCAAAAATAACACTTGGAGTTGTTGAAAAAGTAGACGACACACTTCAACAATTACGTTTGTATATTAGATGTCCATCTCTTGGTGATTTTCCAGAAAAATTAACAGATGATTTACCAGTTAGTTTTTTAATGTCACCATTATTGGGAGAATCTGTGTATCGAGATGATGGTTCAGGTTTACCAGAGGGCTCAACATGCTATGGGTTGGTTTTACCACCACGAGTGGGTGCTCAAGCTATTGTTGCTTGTATTGATGATAATACTGATCTACGTATCTGTTTGGGATTTATTAATACAGACTTTATTTTAGACACATTTCCGGGAGGACGCTACACAACAAGTAACAACACAGCAGTTGGTCCTCTCACATCAGATGAATATGCGTTATCTAAACAAAGTCGATATTATGCACAAGCTTTTGGTGATTATGATGAATCTAATTTCGAAAAAATATCAAGATGTTATGATAGACCCATCTCTAAAATACCAGATTATCTTGAAGAGGAAATAAAAAACATAACAACAAATGATACACCATTAAAAATGAATAATGGTAGTGATATACAGTTAAATCAAGGTTATATTGATGACCCCAACTTGCCTGACGTGGATCAAAAAGCAGGTACTGTATATGGATTAACTACACCAATGGGTCATATGATTTATTGTGATGATGCTCCTACTAATAGTAGAGTCAAGGTTAGAACAGCAAATGGTTCCCAAATATTACTTGATGATACAAATGAAAGAATTTATATTAATACTGCAGAGGGCAATAGTTGGATAGAGATGGATTATGATGGAAATGTTGATATGTTCTGTTATAACTATAATGTGCATGCCACCAATGATGTTAATATCACTGCTGATAACAATATCAACATAAAATCAACAAATTTCAATAATGTGGTTGTTAACAATGCTAAATTCAAGCAAAACAATCTTAGTATTGATACTACAACAAAAACCATTTTATACTCAAACATAATAAATGAAACATTTAATACTCACGTATACAAAAGCGATAATACAGAAGCTTTATGTACAAACTTCAAACAAAAATCCACAAATATTTCTTTTGATAGTGATAAGTTTGAATCTCTATCACAAACATTGCTTTTAACAGGATCTGATACAAATATTTTAGGTTCATCCCAAATATTACTAACAGGTGGCTCTATACATTTTAATGGTCCTGGTGCACAAGCAGCTAATAGTGTCACTACAACAACACCCGAGATGCCCACCTTTACAAAATGGACAACTCGTCGTCCTGATCATGAACCTTGGCCGAGAATGAGTTTTGCTGATGATGATGTAAATCATACAGTGTATAAATTTAGTTCTACAGATCCCAATATTGGAAAGGAAAATATATCAAACTTAATGTATAGACGCAGAAACGCTTTTTGGAGAAGATGAATACAACTGTTAAATACATAAAAATTTAGTTACATCATGAATATTGTGTTTAAGGGAATTTCAACATTTTTGTATGGAATTTCACAAAGGAAAATTAGCTTACAGGATGAAGACCTAATAAAACGTGATATATTAAACGCTTTGTTTACATTAAAGGGCTCTGTTCCAAAAAATCGTAATTTCGGAACAAGTTTACCAACTTTGTTAATGAAACAAATGACTGATGAATTAATAGTAGATGTTAAACAAGAAATATTACAAACCCTATCAAATGAACCTAGAATTAGGGTTACTAACATTTCTGAAACAGTTAACTACGAACAAAAACGTTTGGATTTCATTATAGTTTTTGAAATAGTAACAATTCCTTTTTCAAATTCAGTATTGGATTTATTTTTAACTTTCACAGGGTAATACAAATCAATGTCAAAATTTAATATAGTTAAACAATCTTATCAATTAGCAACGTTTTCGGCGTATGATTTTGCTACTGTTAAAAGAGCTCTGGTTGATAACATCAAACGAGAATTTCCTGAAACATTTAATGATTTTACAGAATTTAGTGAACTAATAATGATCATTAATTCATTTGCGTACATATCAGAATTATTCGCTTATAGATTGGATATAAACGCACAAGAAAACTTTATTCAGTTAGCTAGCATCAAAGAAAATGTCATAAGATTGGCACAATGGATAGGATATAACCCTAAACGTTGCATTCCAGCCAGGGGATTATTTAAATTACAATCCCTTACGCCATCTTTTGATGTTATTGACAATAGAGGTGAAAATTTACGTAACAAAACTATTAGATGGAATGATCCCAATAATGTGTTTTGGAAATCTCAGTTTTTAACAATTATACAAACAAGTATAAACGAAGAATTACAAAATCCACTGGAATCTAATAGAGTGCAGATTAATAATACATTAATTGAAAAATATTCTTTTGAAAATTTACAATCGAAATTTGGTACACTTTCATTCAAATCTTTGGATGGTACCAATTTCAATGTATTATCTTCCACAATAGATGAAAAGGGTTTTGTCGAAAACAATCCAAGATCAACAAATAAAACATCATTGTTTTTCTTAGATGATAGCACTAGCGATTCTTCTCCAACAACAGGCTTCTTTTTAGATGCTGTGCAGGGAGATATTCAGAGCATACCAGTTTTATTTGAAAATATAGTACCAAATCGCACACACGCAATAAATGTACCGAATATAAATGAATTTGATGTTTGGTTATATGAGGTTGACACGAATCAGTTTTGGTATAATTCAAGTAAGCTGTATTTTATAGACAAACCATCAACAAAACTTTTTAAAGTTAATACCATTAATGACAATACTATTGATTTAGAATTTGGTGATGGTGTTATTAGTGAAATTCCTGTAGGAAATTTCTTGGTATTTTTTAGAACATCAATTAATGATAACATTTTAATTGATAAAAATTCACTAAGTAACTTATCAATCAATATTCCATTATTCATAAACAACAATAAAACCAACTTAAATGCATCTATCAGTTGTGAAACGGATCTTTACGCTATTGGTTCAGAAGATATGCAACATATTAAACGAGTTGCATCTTCACTCTACCAAACACAAGATAGATTAGTCACTGAATATGATTTCAAACACTTCCTGCAACAAGATCCAAGAATTTTGTGTGCCAATCCTCAAAATATAAAATCAATCGGTGAAACATCATATTTTAAATGGATGCAACAATCTAATTCAAATTTTAATTTGTTGTTTGATGATTTGTATATTTTTAATGATGTTGAAATAAGTGTCGATAGTTATAATGATATATCAATACAAGATGTTATAGAAAGAATTGAACAGTTACTTGCCCAAAATACTTTAATGCAAACTCAATCATCTTTATTCATGATAAATCCAACAAGAAGTCTATTCAATAGACAGGTAGGAAGTGAATTTGATACATTACAAACTTTATTAGGGTCTAGTAATAATACACTAACAAACTTTCCTTTATGTTTATCAAAATCAACTACGAACGATATTTGGGAATTTACGATAACATCAAGACAACAAAACAATCCTGTTTGGAATTTTAATAATATAATAATTGTGGATAAAATTTCAACAAATACTAATACCGTTTGGAAAATCTATAGTAAACATACTAATATTGTTGTTGGTAAAAATAATACTCAATTTATTCACAATGATTTCTTAACACAACAGAAATTTACAATCCATCCATATAATTTGAATATGAATAATATACCACTATCAAATACCATAACATTAGAAACAGTTAGTAGTGTAATACATAACGGGTTGATTGTAAAGAACGCTCTACGTGCATATAGTAAGGATACTGACAACAATGGTATACCAAATATTTTAAATTTACATGATGAATTAAATTTCTCTTTAAAACATTATATTTGTTCCACATATATCGAGAGTGGAAATTATTATATAGATATACCATTTGAAAATCTACCTGTTATACCTTACACAAATGACGTAACTAAGGTAACAGATACAAGCAACAACAACGTTGTGTATGAGTACGGCACTAATAATTATGAGCCAACCAGAAAAATCAAAGTATTGACAACAGATACATCTGTTAATGTGTTTGTTAAACAATATATCTTTATTAAAACAAGTAGTACATATGAAATCATCAACAAATCATATGACATTTTTAATAAAATCATTGCTGTCAATGATAAACATCCCGAATACAAACGTTGCATTGGAAAGGGTAATGTAATTGGTAAATATAATTTTAATATACCTTTTTATCAAGTACTGAATCCTGAACACACCAATTTAATAACAATTGATATTATAACAAAACAAATGATAGAATCATTTAAAAAATATCTTTCTTATGATGTACCGTATGTGCCAGAAAATTCGTTTGATCTAACCAATAAGTTCACCTACCTCATACAAAAAAGTATGTTTACTGATGTGGTATCATTGTCACCAGGTAAAATTTCAGCATTTATTGGAAGTAAAAGTGATATATCAAGACGGTATGTTATTAATATTCGCAAGAATCCCAATGGATATATGCTACCTATTGATATAAAAAACGCTGTTATACAAATTTTAACAGAGGCATTCGAATCCGATTTTGTTATGGGTGAGATAATTTACGCAGCTCAAATTATAGGTATAATAATGTATAAATTATCTCAAGAGGTTCTAGATATAAATATACTATCTACTAATCCTCTAACCTTTGGACAAGAGATAGATACAATTGTTGGTGATTCAAACGAACTCTTATATCCCCACATTACATATAATGACATAAACATCAGTTGACCCTGTTTCTTAAAACAGGGAAACTTTGTTAAATATTTTTATCAAAGTTATAACGGTTATGTCTAAAAAAATTATTTCATTAATTCCTGACACTATCAAGTCACCAATAAATCGCGTCTTATATGATAAGGTTTTCCAGAAATATTTTGATCCAAAGGATCAAAATATTTCTACTATTAATATGGATCTTGATAGAGAAAAATATGAAATAACACCATCTGTAAATATTGATAGTAATATTTCTTATTATCAACCCATCATAACCATTGATAACAAAGAATATAGTTTTTACGATATAATAAGTCTTTTGCAATATCAAAATTTTAATATAGGATTAGATAATACATTTCATAATAATGGAATGGATGTTTGGGCATCATGTAAGACAAATAGTTTAAAATTACCCATTAACATTGATAAATTTGTTAATTATACTGACTATTGTTGGGTAGGTAATACAAAGCCAAATTATGTTGTTATCAGAAATGATTTTATCCAACAAAAAGAAATTGAAATTAACAATGCACGAGTAGCAAACAACAACGCTCTTGTTGCTATTCTCCAATCTGAAATTACAAATAACATTAACACTCTAGATCCAAATGGTGGGTTTGATAATGCATCTTATGGATTTGATGAATATAATTTCGATTCACAAATTGTAAGCACTAGTACACTATCTGGTACAAATTGGGAATTTAATAACAGATGGATTCACAAAGATGATTTGGAAATTGGTGCTCAATATCAAATTGCAAAAATGCCAATTATAGAATATTCAAATAAAATTGAATTAGTGAAATGGATTAAAATTACCCATGCATGGAAATACCGTATTTCATCTGTTGCAGAATGGCAGGAAGTTGATTTTGCTCCATCATCTCAAGAAATATTATCTGGTCAACGTGAGCTTGTTGATATATTCACATATAATTACATTAACAACAATGATAAAAGAATATATTTTTTAGCAAATTCAATACCCTTTTTGAATGGATCTCAATTTGTTATTGATGGTTCTGATATTAGATGGACTGTTAATGGTGCAATTCAAACTGACGTATCAGGTTTGAAATATATCGAAGTTTTAGAAGATAATTTTAGATATTTCAGGTTTAGTGATTCGAAACAATTAGTTATATTAGACAACTATGACGTGATTAATGTTGATAGTACTGGAGCTAATACTACTATAACTGTTAAGGGTAATCTATCAAGTTTCATTAGTCTTAGTGGTTCTTTTACAATATTGAATTTTTTCAATGAGTTTGCTCAAATTTACAATTATGATTCATACATCATAAACTCAGGCAATACTGTTATAACTTTAAACAACGCATCTCCACGTCCAACTAATGATTTAAATGGACGATTCACACCAACAACATTTACCTCCCAGGGAGATGAGTGGATAGGTTTCTTCAATCAATGGTGTTATGATGGTATTAAACATTCAAAAGTCACTAATGATGTTGTTGAAATACAACCAATAGGTATTGATATTAATAAAAACACTCTCAATGAAATTGTTCAAGTAATAGAATTAGGTACAAGTGTACCTAATTCAGATCTGTTAGTGAAGTTAACCATTAATAATATATCAGTTTATGATTTTGAATATGGTAATTATGATGGAATTACTTTTGAGCCCTTAACATCCATATATGGATTAATTAATGCTATTAAATTGAAAAATGCAATAACCATAACCGTCCCACTAAATATCAAGATCACGGTTGGTGCTTGTACTGCAACAGATATACCAAAAGAAAATCTACAAGTCAGAACGGATATCGAAACAAAGACTATATCAAATGTTTCTTTATTGGAATATCAAACTTTTAATCAAAAACAAACAAAATTTAACATATATCCATTGTTCAAACAATACACTCTTTCTGCGACACCCCAATTAATGGATAAAGGTGTTCATATTATTAAACACAAACAAGACAAAAATGGATTGTATATACCTGAAATCAACACTACTGTTGCAAATAACAACAGTGACCTTTTGTTTGATATAGATATCTGCCAAGATTCAAAACATACAATGTATAAGATTAACAACGAATACAAACATCTTTGGTCCAATCAAACCACAACAGTTGTTCCTATTCTACAAGTTGATTCTAATGGTTATGCACCATCTTCAATACATTACACAAGTAACACAACACAATTTCCTTCAATTCCAGATTACTTATATGGAAATATAAACAACAACACATTTAGTGTTGTATCTAGAAATGATTTGTCAAAACATTTTGATACAATAGCTCAACTTAATAATGCACCAATTAGAGTATTGAGTGATGTTAATTACCATGATAACACCATATCCAATTTGAATATTTTTGATACTATTTTCCCATACGTAGTGAATATCATAACCAACAACAAAAAAATTGATGTGGTATTTGAAGCTCACAAACAAATGCGATTATCTTATCTTAGTATTTTCTTAAATGAATTATTCCAAACATTCAATGGAACCAATTTTTTAAATAAAAATGATTGGTATGAAAATATTAAAAATCAAATTTTAATATATGATTCATTAAAAATCTATGATAATCAATTGAATCATCCACTAACACCTGCTATGCTAACAAAATCATTTGCTACACAACCGTTTGTTAGTTCAAATTACTTAATGTCACATGATGGTATATTGATTGAATATGATATGCTAAAGTCTTTATATATAAATAAAATGACACTTACGTCTACATATGCAACAACACCGCCGTTATCGCCATCAATTAATCAGGTATACTACGACAATGACCATTTTTACATTTACAATGGTGTTGTATGGCAACAAGAAACAATACATAGTGTAGTTTTAGATATATTATCAATGCTTGAAACAGAATTGTATAATATGTGCATTACTATAGATAGCCCTATTCTCAATGCACAGATTAATAATGCTCATTTTGAGCGTACCCAAACACAATTATACCTAAAATATGCTGATTCAATTCAAAATAAATATCCTTTTTCCAATAGAACAGAGTATGATTTATCAAATGCTTTTACGTGGAATTATCTGGAAATTATTGATATCACAAACGTAACATCACCAATTGTTGGATTACCTACATTAACAATTAACCATTGGGGTGCATCCTACAAAGAAATATATAACAATTTATTTAATACACCATATCCAAACATTGAACCTTGGAAAATTCAAGGCTACAAGTTGAAGCCTTCTTGGTGGGACACGTATTATAAAGATAACACCAATACAAGATTATGGAATTCTTTGATGTGGTCAAACATTTTGTCTGGTATTGTACCTTCTTCGGAATTGTTACCTGATCATATTACGGTTAGTACAGGCTCAATCGGTAGCTGTCAAATGTATAATTTTGTACCTGTTAATACAACAGCTAGTGTAATTGGTGGCGTAATGTCAGATGGATTGTTGCCACCATTTAGAAGTGTGGTTGATTCGTTATATAATAATGTATTAATTAACAACGTTAATTTAATCGATTTATCAATGTCTAATAATGCTGAAGATGTATTCGGTTATGGAACTCTAAGTGAGTGGAGATGGAAACAACAAATAACCCATAATTATGATGTGTTGTTAGGTATGGTTAAATCAGATCCAAGAAATTTATTTAAATTCCGTAATGTTATTGAAATTGATAACGTTAAATTTAACAATGGATTATTAATAACGCCATCAAATATTAGAGACGTTGATGTTAATTTCATATACGAGTTATACAAAAAATATGGAAACTTTTATAATAAATTACTTTCACCTGAAGAGTTTACTGACTTGAACACATCAATGGCAATAATACCTGGAACATATGTTAACAGAGATGTTGTTGCAATAGATCAAATTAATAGGGATTTGGTTGATGTGCTGCGGAAACAAAATCAATTTAATGTAATCAAACCCGTCACAAATTTTAAAATATCCATACAAAATATAGATGCTTCTAAACGCTCTGATTTGTTACATAATTGCTCTTTCAGCATAAACTCTGTAACATCATCTGTAAATGTTGTAGAAATTTTTCCATCAATTTATAGCAAATTAGCATTCACTACATCAAATTCTGCAACAATAAATACTGATGTTTATAATCAGCTCATAACTGGAACAAAAATAACCGTAACGTGGGATGGATATACACCAGAAGAATTCATTGAACAAACAGATTTTTACGTAATAAAACGAGGGTCAAATACAATATCTTTATGCAGATCAATAAAAGAACTTGATACTACAAACTACATCAATTTACCTATAAATTATCCATATGACGTGTATATTGGTGTAATAACAAAACAATTTGGTGTATTGAACCGTCAAATAATATCAAAAGATTTTAATATTTATGCATCAAATTTTAATGAATCACGGACTGTTACGCTACCTGTTATTGTAAATGGAATTCAGGAATTAATTAATTTTTTACATGGATATGTTTTAAAACTCAACAATGAAGGAATTTTTGAAACACATTTTACATTACAAAACACTAACGAGGTGTATAATAGAGTTGAAAATTTTCAATTGGCATTGGAAATATTACTCGCAACAATCTACGACGATAAAACAAACAGAACATTGTTTTTTGGAAATGATTATTATTGTAACATATTTAAAAACACATTATTTATCAATACAGAAAAACAGTTATTATCATTAGCTCATGATGAACAATTACGAGACTTGTCGTTATTATATGATATGCAAAATAATAATATACCAACTTCTCAAATTGTAGCATTCCGAACTAATCCAATTATCGTTGAATCTGCTGTTAATATAGGTGGTGCTTTGTTGAGTTTAACAACTTCACAAGATATCATTAAACTAGATAACACTGTTTTTACAATGCATAACAAAGCATACCCGTCATCAATTTCTTTGACGAGTGGTGTATTATCTACAACTGCTGGATTTGTTGATATTGATGGTACGTATGAATATAATTTTGAGGAGTTAACTACAAACTTTAAAAATATAAACACAACATCCAAAACCAATCCTCAACTAAAGTCTTTATCACAACAACAACTTGGGTATCAACCAATTTCCAATAATAGTTTATATGGTTTATCTGATGATGGTGGATTTAAATTATGGAGAGAATCACTACACCAAAAAGGTTCGTATGAAAATTTAGTACCGTTTCAAACAGGGTTTAACCAATCTGTGGACACGTATCAGTTAATCAACAGTTATCAATATTCTTTTGGTGAGGATTTCATATTCAACATAACAAACATTGATTTGAACAATAAGACATACATGAAACAAAATTCAATATTTGATTTTAATAATATACCAATCGACATGAATTTTGATAACAATTTCATGCTTTTGGATTCTACCACTATTTCAAGCAGCTCAGCTGTATCTAATATTGATTTCAATGTGTCTAATCATAATGAATATTGTTTGGATATTCATTTTGCTGTGGATGAACCTATTGTTAAATTTTCAATTCCGAGATTTACCACCACCACTATGACATATAGTATTACTCAAAATACAGACATAACAGGTGTGGAACTGTTTATAAATGGTAGTAAAACAAGTTTTACTTATGTAAAACTTTCAAATAGTTTTGATATATCGTGTATAATTAATGATCAGCAAACAACTGATGTTGTAATTATTTTACCAACATATATTCGTAAAAATCATTACACATTCATTGAACCTTATAAAATTTCTTTTGATTTGGTTGACGTACTTATTACATCAAATACAAATTGTGATTTGTTAGCTGCATCTATATCAACACCGAGTGTATTGATGACAGAAACAAATTTATCTTCTTTGAAAAAGTTTGAATATGTTGACTTGGCGAATGGTGTTGTACCATATGTTGATTATGTTTCCAACACCGACCCTTTTTTACAATTATATAATGTTGTTGATAATGTTGAAATATCAAACACATCAAATCGCTGCACACAAATGATCAATAAACTTTGGTATAAAAAATCTAATTGGTATAAACCTTACAATAATGTGTTTTTTGGTGAAAAATACTGTGTTTCAAATTATAATCAATCTTTTATAGATGATGATGGTGTGTATCAATTCATTGACACGGATATCCATCCTTCCACATGGATGGATATAATTGATTCACAAGAGACCAATACAATTAATGGTGTACCTGTACACTCCATTCAAATAAGAACACGTGTGAACAATACTTCACCATGGTCAACGTGGACGACAGCTCAAATCCAACATCAACAGTTAACAACAACATCTCTCACTAATACTATTACATTATCAATTGGTAACGTGGGAGATGTTATTAATGTTTTTGTTAATGGACAGTTTCATGCGCTTGTATTCCATGAAACATTATTACAGGTTAATATATCAAACAGTCTACCAACAAACGTCATAGATTTGTTTATCATTCCGTCTATTAAAGAAAATGATGAATTAATTGAATATAGACGTGGATTTAACTATTATACTTATATTCAAAGTGGTAATGTAAGATATACTTATTGGATAAAAGAATATCGTGATTCAACATCCAAGAATGCCTATATTGTTAATACAGAATTGAAGAATAAATTGACGAATATGTTTGGTATTATTAATAACAAAATTGTTATTTTCAACAAAGACACAAGATGGAAGTATCCACAACTGTTAGTTCATAACAATAAAATAACACATGACATTTGGTCACAGCATACAACCTCGTCAAACACATCTAAGATGTCGAGACGAGTTTGGGAACAAGTGATTAAATCAGCAAATAGTGCATATAGAGATTTACAACTATCTAGCAAAGATACAGTGTGGATAACATGGGCAGAATTGGTATCAAGTATTAATAATATACTAATAAACAACGTTGATTTAATTAGTCCATACAACATAAATGAAATTTTGCTAACAATCAACACAACATATGAAAACGTTGATAAGTTGTATGATATGTTAACTAGTCAATTGATAAACATAATTATAGCAGAAATAACAAAACGTCTCACTTTTGATGTGTCAGAATATATTATGTTCTCTTCATTGTGTGAAATTTCTTCGACGGAGATAATTTAATGTTTGAATATTTAAAACAAAATCATATTCCTTTTAGAGTTAAAGTAAAATTAGAAGTTGAAAAAAAACAAACAGCACCTGAACTACAAACAACGTATATTGGTGAAAAACTAACTATTACAGAAAATACTCATGTTTACTACCCACTAGTAACAGATGATAATATAGGCTTCAGTTCAACTTCTTTTGGTGATCGAAACCCTTGGCCAACAGGGTTAGCCCCAACAAATGAAGAAACAGACGTCTCGTATAACACAAATGATGAAACGGTTAGTGGTGGTTATGGTTTTGATTATTTGGGTCAACCAAATAACACAACATATCGCGGTCCTTCTCACCAAGAACCGTATGGTGATAGTATATCAACAACGGAAGTTAATGGTTTGATTATAGATTTATCAAACACAACTATAATTATTGACAACACAGGATTTTAAAAAATGAATGATAAATTAAACATTAGATGTTCTACACAAATTACTATATATGAAGACGGTATGCCTTTGCCACCTGTATGTAATGATATACACCCACAAAACTTTGCTGTTGCAATTGGTAGAGCTATGTGCAATATGTCAAATGGTAGTGTGTTTACAATGGCATTCGGTAATGGGGGTCATAATAATATTGGTGATAAATTACCACCACGAATATCATCTTGGAATGATACTTTATATAACGAAGTTTATAGTGAAATAATAGACGCAACATCTGGTAAAATTGGTAGCGGAAATGGTACTGTTCCTGAAAATGACATACAGTTTAGTCTATTTGATACGGGTCCCGGTGCAAAAATTGTAGAGCATAGTGATGGTGTAAGTATAATTTTTACATGTCATATTAATAACACTGAACCGACAGGTCAAATGGATTATGTTGTTAATACAGCTCTCCCAGTAAATAACTATTTTGCATTTGATGAAATAGCATTATTTACAGGTGGTCGCCAGCTACAATCAACATATGGATATCAGGATGTTGATATTGGAGACGTAAATGGTGATACAAAACCTGGGTTAAATCCAAACACCCAATATAGTTTTAAAATAACAGTTAATAATCGTGACTATAATGTTATTTTTGCAACCCCAAATACTAATGCAGATTTAACAATGAACGACATTGTTACAAAATTAAACAATGTTTTTGAAATTAGTGGAATACCCGTTAGTGCAATAGTAACTAATTTAACAAACATCAATCCAACTAATACTTTTGGGTATTTACGGTTTCAAAGCAATACACCAGGAAACAATTCTTCAGTTTTTATTAGCCAATCTACATCAACAAATGCTCCACAATATCTTATTTCTGCTTTGGCAGGAAACTTACAAGAACCTGTTGATGGTACGGATGCTGGTGTCAGAATGAGTCCCACAAATTCTTCACTAGAAGGACGACGTATGTTAACACATTTAATTTTAGACAATAAAATTCATAAAGCAAGTAATAAATCATATCTCATTGTTTATGAATTAAAAATGAAAGTAGAGAATGCATGATTCTCTACTTTGATGTTGTTAAGCGGATGTTTGTACGGGAATTGTTGGAGTGGTGGCAATCATATTCGTATTACCAGCAATTACAGCACCTGTTGGTGTCATGAACTTAACTAGTTGTTGAAAATATTCTAATGCGTTAATACCATTATTTAACCGCACGTGTGCCATGATTTCATATAATGGGAGCATTTGGGCAGTACGATCAGTAATTAATCGAAACATACGTTGACGATCAATATTATCTAAACTTTCTACAGGAATAAACCAAACTGAGCCATTTGGATTATGTGCCACTACAACAACTTCTTGCATTAAGCCTTGACCTTTAATATCCGCCCAATAAACATGATTATAACGTGAAGACTGAAAACGTGCATTTTTTACTGTGGAATTTTGTACTTGCATAAATTTACCTTTGTTTTTATGTTGAAAATATTTAATAACCATTTTAAACTGGGTGAAACAAAAAACGGAGTTATTGTATGTTTTTCACATCCGATCTACACTTTTTTCATCAAAATATATTAAAATGGAGTGCAACTAGACCATATACGGACATATATGACATGAATGCCACCATTATCAATACTATCAATAATCGAGTTGAACCCAAGGATACGTTGTATATTTTGGGAGATGTTTCTTTTGGAAATATCAAAGAAACTGTTGATGTTATTCAACAAATCAACTGTAAGAATAAAATACTAATAATTGGTAACCACGATGAACATATGATTAATAAAGTTGAATTTCAACAACTATTTAAAAGCATGCATCATATATTACAAATAAAACATAATCACAAAAAATATATTATGTGTCATTATCCAATTCTGTCATGGAACGCTATGCACCACGGCTCCACAATGCTACATGGACATTCACATGGAGCTACTGACAATAGTGGTGTAAATAGAATAGATGTGGGTTTAGATGTTTATCCTGATTTATTACATATTTCAGAGATTGAACAAATTATTAAACTAAAGGAACAAGAAAATGTTACACAGATGTAATGTGGTTGATAATATTGATCCATCGTTGATAGATGAACAATATATCGATGATTTGCCTATAGGTCTTACAATGGATTATTTATTAGGTAGAGCGGTTGGAATGTTTCATCAACATATAATTGTCAATAATGAGGAAGATGATATTTTAATGGACATTACAGATGAGGTAACTTGCAAACCATCTGTAGCTTTAACAAATATTTTTGAAATGTTGTCAAACCATATTCATGAAATGTATGTTAATTATGAAGATGGTAGTGTATTTGATGTCAAAGATTGGATACCTAGTTGTGTGTTTCTTGAATCTTTAAGTTTAGATTATAGAATAACCTATCAAGTAATAGCAGATGATAATAATACGTGTACTGTAATAGCATCATTAAACAAGGATGATGTACGTAGAAATGTTATGAATAATAATGTCACTGCTACTTTTTTTAGAGCTGAAGGAAAAACCTACAGTGAAGCAATGTGTAAATGTTTATTAAAATATTTTTTTGATTTGGGAGTACGAATAGATGGTAATTAATTTAACTGATGAGCAAAAAAAATTTATGTTTAATTTACTTTCTAATGAAAAACAACGGTTAGACCTTATAGAAAATCATCTCAATACTGTTATTTCAGAAGTTTTGAATGTTGATGAGAGTATCGATGTTAGTGGTATTTTCAATGTTATTGGACACATTGAACAAAAACAAGATCATGTGTCTAATTTGTTATTTCGATTATCAAGTGAATCAATGGAAAATATTGATTCACTCAATACCTTATAATAAATTAATTGGATTTGAAGAATCAATTTGAAGAGTTGATTGTTGATCTTCTTGATTCTTTAATCCAACAACATCTTTAGCGTGTTGATATTTTTGAATTTTAATATCAGAAATATCTAAAGGTTCAAAATAATAATCAAATTCATATAAAAGTGCATATATATTATTGATTATAATACCTTCATAACTATAATGCTCACCATCCTTAAATTTTTGAATGAGGTATTGAACAAAATTTCTGGTGTTTTTAAATTGATTGTTGATAACCTCATCTGTAAACTTATAACACCTTATTAACGTCCAATCAGGTTTATTTAAAAAAACATGATTCAACATGCTATGTGGACCTTCTGTTGAGATTGATATCTCATACATATTATGTACCGCACTTGATGTTTTTGCTACAAATAACACAGCCCCTGTGTATAATTGTTCTGATAATCTATATGAAATATTGCTTCCAAGAAATATTGGCCACGATTCCCAATAATTTTTATAATATACATCAGGATATCTAGGTATATCCATTCTATATTTGGGATTTTTTATCCAGAATTGTCTCCATTCAGCTTCTGATTTAATATTTAAACTTTGAGCAAACTTTTTGGCTTCCGTGTATTCACATTTTTCTGTTGCAAGAATATCAACACCTTCATATTTGCCTAATACATCGGGCCAAGATGTCCATTGTTTGCGTTGAGCATAAAACTGTTCTGGGTGTAAAGGATATCCTTTTATACTCATCCCATTAGTTTTGTTCCAGTTTCTATATTGCTCTTCAGATTCAAATACCATTTTTCTTATATTTTCTCTAAATGTTTCAAATGGCAAATTAAAAGCATGGTTCTCATTAAACTTAACAGGTTGTGGAGTAGGCTGACCAATTTGTTGTTTTGTTTTATTGATTAGAGCGTTCTCTTTTGTGCCTAGAAAATCTTCCCAACCCTTCCAACATTGCCTGCTTTTTGTAGTATAGTAACGTTCTGGTTTACGAGGAAAACCTAGTGGCAATTCTATAGTTTTGATTAGTTTAGGCCATTGATCACAAGAAGTTAGTCCAAATTGTCTTGCTACTTTTTTAGCTTCCTCGTATGGCCACTCCTCAATACTATCTTTAATTTGTTTATGTTTTGTAAATGCCTCACCTAAAAAATCTTCCCAACTAAAATTATCATCTTTATATATTTTTGCTGGATAACTAGGTATTGGTCCATAAGTTTGTAATTCTTTATTACGACGCCATCTTATAAATTCATTTATAGATATAAAATTAAATTGTCTGACTATCGCTTTTGCTTCTTCATATGTTAAAAAAGGTTCATTACTCATGTTTGTGACGGAGGTTCTTTTTTGATATTTATTTTAATACAACTTACTCGTTCATTATTCTTTAACCTAGATATTAACTGCTTTGAATCTATCAAACTTTTGTTAATTATTGTTATTTCTTTTAACAGCTCATCATAGTTTGAAGTTTGTTTGTTTTGATTAATAATATCCATCATCAATACCAAATTTAAAAGTATTTATGATTTAACGTAACTTCATAAATACAATGAGATGATGTTTAATTATGCGTTATATTGTATTATTACACGGTTTGGGTTCAAATAAAATATTAATGTTACCCATGTATCACTACTTATTAGAAACCCACTCAAATTTCAAAATTTTAAATTACCAATTTAATTCAATTTTTAAAAATATCAATGAAAATATTCAAGGCTTATTAGCTAAAATGAAACAAAATGTGAAACATGCATCTCAAATAATTTTTATCGGCCATTCTCTCGGTGGGTTGATTGCTAAACAATTAGCTGAATTTTACCATAGTGTTTGTGACGTCCATTGCATTACTCTTGGTACACCATATAAAGGCGCTTTTCTGGCAGATTTTTTTAGACATCACATTAGTGTGTTGGATAAAATTTCACCAATGTTGAATAATTTATCACGAAAGGGAAATTACATACATGAGAAAACAAATATACCTCATCATATTATAATTGGTCAATGTAAACTTGATGTGAAAAATCCAATATCATGGATAACTAATTTAATATTATTGCCTTTCGACCATCACGATGGTGTTGTTGAATTATTACCTCATGACTTTGATCATGTTAATGTTAAAACATTATATTTTGTTAATTGTGATCATGTAAATATGATTTTCAATAAACAGGTTAATTTGATTTTAACAAACATAGTTCACAAAATCGTTGACTTATCTATTAAACAAAATATATACTAACAAAAAAGGTTATATTTTTATGAAGTTAGTACGTACTGTTGGTAGTAAAGTTGTAATTAGAGCAGATTTAGAATATCGTGTGCTTAGTCAGACATTAAATATTACAGAAGAAAAACCCACATTTATTGGTACTGTGGAAATTGTCGGTCCTGATGTTAAACATATTAAAGTAGGTGATCGTGTTCATTATGGTAATGATCGTCAACCCATTAAAATAGATGGCAAAAAAGCAGATATTGTCATTATTAATGAAGATGATATCTTTGTTGTAATAGAGGATTAAACAAAACATGACATGGTTGTTGATTGTAAAATATTATAAACAGTTGATTTTAATTGGTTTTATCACAGTGTTAGGATTTTTATGGCTACACGTAAAATCTTTAGAGTTAACAATTAAAGAACAATCAATAACCATTTCTCAACTCAATTATGAAAAAAATAAACTTTTAATTTCATATAATAATCAAAAACGTGATTTTGAACAAGTGGAACAAAAATTAAAACAATCTCAGCAACACGTTAAAACTAAAATTATTAAAATTGAAGAAACAAAAGTGTCACCAATTTGTGACGAAAGTATTAAATACCTAAAACAAGAATCAAGCAACATACAATGGGAATAAATATACGTTTATTGTTATTATGTATAAATGCTATATGGATGTATGGATGCACTGGAATGCAGTGCAAAATACAAAAACCTGTTCCTCCACCTGTTGTAGAGCGACCCATATTAGCCACATCAAAAATAACTGAAAACTCAACTAATGATCATGTTGTAAAAATGTATAGGATAACTATTGAACAACTTATTTCATATTCAAAACAATTAGAAATGATTCTTGATACATATAAGGAACAATCTAAATGAAATTTTCTACTATTGTACAGTTAATTGAAGGCACTACAGCCAAAAACATTAAACGTTTGTCAGAATTACCTGCAGCAAGTGTGGAACATCTAAAACGCTTAATAACAAAAGCAGCATCATTAAAACGAGGCTCGAGAGATGAGGACATTCCCGACCACTGGACAAATGCTTTAGAACTGGTGCACTGGGCATATGACAAATCAAATATTGAACGTCCAGAACCTTATATGCGAAACGCATGGAAACAATACGAAGATGTAATGAGTCATGCTGTTAGAATGCTCGCTCGATTTAGAGGGTTAGATGGTAATTGGCGTCTTAGTCAAATTAATAAATAAGTTTTAATATCAAACTTTCTCATTAAATACATATAAAATCTGACAAAGGAAACAAAAATGGCTCAAAAATTAGCTGATATACTAAAACAAAAGTTTTTAAAAAAGGGTGATAACGGTAAAAATCCAAAAATCCAAAATAAAAATATTGTCAATAATTCAGGTAATAATAAAGAAATTATTACTCATACTTTATCAAAAGATGGATTAAAGATTAAAGATAAGGCATTACCATCTACAGCAGCTAAAACTTCAAAAATAAATATTAAAAAAGTTTGTGAAGGTATTATCCAAAAACTGGAAGCTCGTAATCATTTATTAAACCTAACAGGTTCTGATGAACAACGTTCAAACGCTAAGCGAGTACTACATGAAGCTCATGGTATGATGAGTCGATTCGCAAGAGAGTATGAGGAACGACGTTTGAAATTTGCTCCACCTAATAACGTTACAAATCCAGAAAATAATGTTAATAATGATGATGAAGATCAAGAAGATCAAGATTATCAAGATCGATTTAAACAGTTTAACGATAAAGTTAATGGTATCACGGATAATGATTCATCAATAGATAATCCTGAAAATTATGATAATCCTGAAAATCAAGATGATGTTGAAAATCAAGATGATGTTGAAATGGAATTTGGCGCCACTGGTGCAGATGACATGAAAGACGTCACGTCTGAATTAACAATTGGTGATATTATTAATAATGTGATTGATGCTATTAAATCTAATCCTGATATATCTGTTGTTGATGCGTTCAAGCAAGCTTTAGACCAACAAGATTTATCTGATGATGATGTTGATTATTTTGATGATAAAGAGCCTGCTGATGATGATGTTGATTATGAATCTGGACAAGATTATCAAACAAATTTGGAAAAAGATGATGATATTCCTGATGCTGGTAGCGTCGATGATGATAATGAACGTAACACCATCAAAAATAATCCACTGAATCAAAATCCAACTCAAGTTGCTCAACGTACTGATGGATCCTTAATGGGATTTCGTCGGTTGGGGTAAACAACATTAAAAACCAAAACCACTCGTTGAGTGGTTTTTTTATTTATAATATAATTTTAAAAACTTAAAAGGAAAATATTTATGAACAACGATAAAACAAGTTCAATAGTGCTAAATAATGTAACCGTAATCGATCACGCTTACATAGACGATAATGGTTTTGTTGTGGGTGGTTCTTTCCATGGTTCATTCCATGTTACGGGTAAAATTGATGGTAAAGAAAAGGTAGTAGTAGATTTTAGTACGATTAAAAAATCAATCAAAAATCTAATTGACGATGATGAAAAAGGGTTTGACCATAAATTATGGATTATTGAAGGGTATTCAAACATAAGCTCTATCAACATCAAGAATATTGATGTTGACGATACAAATAAACAAACATACGTAATTGAAACACCACAAGTTAAAATCACATTACCGACAAATGCTGTTAAGATTGTCACCAAATTACCCATAACCGTACCTGAATATGGACCAGAGTATATTGGATATGCTATTAGTGATTTTTTAACTATTGAACTACAAAAATCATATCCAACAGTTCAACTCAACATTAATACAATTTTAACAAATGACATCGGAGTAACACAGTTACCAGGCTGTATCCTTCATGCACCAAGATATTTTAGATATGTCCATGGCTTAAAGGACAGCACGTCGTGGGGTTGCCAAAATATTGCTCATGGTCATCTATCTTTTATTGTAGCATATACAAACATTGAAACGACAAGTCGTGAAACACCTTCTAATGTTATTCAATTACTAAATAAAATAGTTGATGTATTAGATTTAATTGTCTTTGTCAATAAGGAAAATTTCAATAAGGAAACTATTTCTTACACAACAGAACAACGTGGTTATTTTGAAATGACATTTCAAAATAAGTATATACGTCATGTTGTGTTGGATACCGAAACTACTATTGAATTTATTACTGAATTTGTCAAGGAAACATGGGGTGATGAATTACAACAGATTGGTGTGACAAAAATTATTGTTAGTGAAGGTTTAACTAAAGGCTGTATTATAGATATTCCTTGCAGCACAAACACACCAGCGTTTCGTTCACCGGAGGCAATAAAGTTATATGCTCAATTTTCAGCACAACAATCATCAAAAAATGATTAACATAGATTATAGAAGCGAAAACATTACTGAGAAAGTTCTCAGTAATCTTCAACCTTGTGAATTCGTGTTTTTGGAAAAACACTGCAAATCCGTCGAAGGTGTATTACAATCTTTAAAATTCACAGATGAGACAAAACAATCAGAAACTATAGTCTTAGCAGGATTTCCTGCTAAAATGGCAGGTAAGAATGTAAAATACACCAATCTACATTGGTTTGGTGTATCATTTGATAGAAAATCAAATTTTTATCAAGAGTTTCTAAATGAATTGTTTTTTTGCTCATTCGAACAAAATTTACTTAGACAAAAGGAGTTGATATCAACTCAAAATCATTCACTAAAACACTCAATAGGTTGCAACGATCCATCTAAAACTATTTTAACTGTAGATGAGTTTATTAACAATTTAACTAGTATTAGATACGATCTAATAAATAAACAACTACCAGATTGGTTAACTTAAAGGGAAATATATGTCTTATATTAATAATTTCGATGGTGACGTCGAAGAACTTATCAAAAACAATGAAGGATATTTATTAATTGATTGCTATGCACATTGGTGTGGTCCTTGTAAACAATTTTTGAATATGTTGGATAATCAAATAACGAATCCTTTTCCATCTAACTTAAACATGATTAAAGTTGAAATCAGTGAGTTAGAATCATTTAAGGCTAAATTTAATATTCGGTCTGTCCCAACATTTTTACTATTTGAGGATGATATATTAATTGCCACCATAACATCAAACAATCTTAGTACAATTGTTGCGTGGGCAACATCAAATATGGGATTACAAAAATGATAGAATTTTTATATTTCGATATGGACGGATTGATTGCAAACTTCAACAAACGTTGTGTTGATATAATGGGACATAAATTTGATGAAGAAAATGCAAAAGAATGTTGGAGAAAAATAAACAAAGTAGAAGATTTTTGGTTTACTATAGAACCGTATGAAGGTATTTCATATTTTTTTAATACCATTATTCCAATTTTGAATGCCAATAATATTAGATATGGTATCTTATCAGGAACGTGTAATAGTAATACAGCAAATTGTGAACGTGATAAAATTCTTTGGATTAACGAACATGCAAGTGAATGGTTTCATCCTAGTCAAATACACTTGTGTAAATCAAAGAATAAAAAATACTATGCTACTCCAACATCCGTTCTACTTGATGATCGTGGACAAAATATAGATGATTGGAAAAATCACGGTGGTATAGCAATTTGGCATGATTCGGATAATGAATCATTTGATGTATTAATTCAAAAGATATTAATGGTTATTGAAAACCATTAATATTTTACATATACTCAACAAATAATATTTTTTATGGTGAGTATATGTTTACAAATCTATTCAATAATTTAATGGCCCTGTGCTCAAATTCTGAGACAGGGTTTTATTTCGTCGATCGTGTATATGATCAAGACAACCACTTATATAGAATCTTCTCATATCGTGCAACAGGAAGTTATACATCTTGGTTATTGCCAGATGCTTTAAACTGTAGAGGAACGATGTTTAGACAAGAAAGTAGTAAATGGATTCTCGTTTCATTACCTATGCCTAAATGCTTTAGATTACGTGAAAACCCAATTATACAGCATCAAGAATCCCATATGGATGAATTAGATTTTTTTATCAAGTTGGATGGAAGTTTAATTAGTACCTTTGTTGATGCAAATAACAATATTGGGGTTAAATCAAAAACATCACTATCATCACCACACTGCTCAATTGCACGAGGATTGTTACCAGATATTCTGAATGAACATAATATAACTGTTGAAGATTGTAAATCAAAAACTTACAATTTTGAATTATGTTCATCTGATCCCGAATTAAGAATCGTTGTTAAGTATGATAGCACTAAGTTGACACTTCTCAACTCACGTTCACATATCACGGGACGTGTACATCATAATGCTGCATTATTGATGTATCAGCGTACAAGTATCCCCGCAATAGAATCCTATTTGAAAGTTAGAACCGACATAGAAGGTGTTATTGGCTATGATTATCAAAACGATGTGACATTCAAAATGAAAACAAAATGGTATGATGAATTACATACCTCAAAATCTTGTTTTAGTTATGAAAATGTTATTAATTTATATCTAATGGAAAAGTTGGATGATTACCGTAGTTTACATTATGATGATGTTGGTTTAATTGGAAAAATTGAAAAAATTGTAACCTTTATCCATCCATTATATAATAAAACAATGGATGCAATTGAAAAATTCTTTAATTGTAATAAACACTTACAACGAAAAGAATTTGCATGCTTGATCCAATCCACGTTTTGTGATTCTATATATCTGAATATATTAATGCAAATGTATAGTGGAAAAATATCAAATGAATCAAAATTTAAAGCTCTATCAAAATTTCTAATAGAGCAATACAGTCTACATGGAGTAAAAGACAATGGATTTACAAACTTACCGCAATTGTGCAGCTAAAACTGAAAGCCTACCAGAATCAATTACATGTTCTCATGCTCTGATATCTGGTATTTTAGTTAGCTTAGAAGAATTAACCAATATTCTTGATAGTATTAAAAAGAATATGTTTTATAAACGTTCTTTAATGGAAGAAGCTGATATTAAAAGTTCTTTACAAAATATTAGTTCTTTGTTACAAGACTTATCAAAGGGTGATATCACAACACAAGACGTATCTGTTATTGATGTTCAGCAAATTCGTGTTTTACATTCAATGATTGGTATTATAACTGAATCTGCTGGTGAATTACCCTCGTTGGTTAATAGCGTTATTAAAGAAGGTAATCTTGATCACGTTAACTTAAACGAAGAATATGGTGATGTAATGTGGTATATTGATAGAGGTTTAGATAGCATTGGAACCTCTATTGAACAATCTCTCGATATTAATATCAATAAGCTATCTGCTAGATACCCTGAAGGGCATTTTGATAATGAACGTGCAATTAATCGCTCTCTTGATGTGGAACGTGAAATTTTGGATACATTAGTGTATGATGAGAAAAAGGAGACCTAGGTCTCCTTTTTCATTATAAATACATTTAAAAATATGGATATATTATAATGCATTTACTAGAAGAATTAGATATTTCATGTGATATCATTTACGAAATGGTGGAATTACAAGAAATGCTTGAATTATATGAAGAAATATTATTAAATGAATCAGTTCAAACATTAGCAGATAAATTCCAAATGTGGTTAGAGCGTAAAAACATATCACCACAGGATTTGGGTTGCTTGGTGGCAGGATTATCGATTTTACTTTCCTCTGAAGGACGAAGTGCCATTACCAGAGATGATTTAATTAATATGGGCTTACATGGTGATTTAAGACGTGCAGAGAAAATTGATAATGTTGATTTAAATAGTATGATACGAAATCAAATTATACATTTAGGTAAAACAAGAGCACCAAAATTATCATCAATGGTAACAGAAGCTATTAATCAACAACGTTATAATCAAATTAGAAATTTTTTGTTGAAATTAAGTGTTTATGTCGATAGACTTAAAAATAAGGAAAAATACGTAAAACAAGAACCTCATGTAATGAAATCTTCAAGACGTAATAATCCTAGCGTGCAATCAGTTCCTACCCATAAATAAGGAGTTTTTATGAAACAACCAACACAAGGAAAGATTAATAAAAATACTAAACGTACACGTGAATCTCAACGTGATACTAAAGTAGAATTCGCATTACGACAAATTTCACCTCTAACAGATAGACAATCTGATATGATGGCAGGCTTATCCAATAATAATCATACTATTGGATATGGCTCAGCGGGAACAGGAAAAGCCCAGCCACTTACATCAAAAGTATTAACACCCTCAGGATGGAAATTTATGGGTGATGTTGTTGTTGGTGATGTTGTTAGTACCCCAAACGGTTCTACGTCAACAGTTATAGGTATATTTCCACAAGGTGAAAAGGAAATTTATGAAGTTACCTTTAGTGATGGTTCATCAACACGATGCTGTTTGGATCATTTATGGGAATGTAATGTTCCTGTTAATTTTCGTAAGTATAATAAATCTTATAAGAAGATCTTAACAACTAAAGATATGATTAATTTTCTTATGGAAAAAAAAATCCAACCAAATTATGGTAATATATCGATAGATTTAATTTCTGGTCATGAAACACCTAAAGTGGAATTACCGATCCCACCATACTTACTTGGCGTATTGATCGGTGACGGTTCAATAACAAATGGAGTAATGTTTACATCAGCAGATCAACAAATAATCGATAATGTTGGAGCTTTATTACGAGATGATTATTACATAAATTCAACAATTGGTCCATATGATTTTCGTATAACATATAAGATAAAAGACCCCAAAAATCGTCAGAATTATTATTCTATAAAACTTCAAGAATTAGGGTTATATGGAAAAAAGTCTAATGATAAATTTATTCCAGATATGTATAAACATTCCTGTATAACTGATAGAATTAAATTATTACAGGGGTTATTAGATACTGATGGAACTGTGGGGAAAAAAGGAGATGTTAGTTTTTCCACATCTTCGTATAATCTAGCTAAGGATGTACAAGAGATTGTTTGGTCTATTGGAGGAAAAAGTTGTATTCGTAAAAGGAAGGCTGGTTATACAAAAAATGGCGTATATATTAAGTGCCAAGATTGTTATACAGTCAGTATATCATACACACAACCCAAAGATCTATTTACACTAGAACGTAAGGTTCAACGATGTTCGGATACATATCAACCCAAACAATTACGACGAACACTAAAATCTATTGAATTGGTATCTGTTGAACAGGCTCAATGTATACTGTTAGATAGTGAAGAACATCTATATATTACAGATGATTATATTATTACACACAATACGATGGTTGCGCTTTATAGTGCATTAGTAAAAGTACTTGTTGATAAATCACATGATAAAGTAATTATTTTACGCTCACCTCTTTCTGTTAATCATCAAGGTTATTTACCAGGCACGTTAGAGGAAAAAGAAGCTGTGTATGAACGTCCTTATGTTGATATTGTTGATTGGTTAATGATGGAAAACGGAGCATATTACAAATTAAAGGAAAAGAACTTAATTGAATTTCAAACAACATCTTATATTAGAGGATTAACTTGGGATAATTGTGTTGTTATAGCTGATGAAACTCAAAATATGTTGTGGGAAGAGATTAACACCATCGCAACTCGTAAAGGGTTAAACACAGTTTTGGTCTTCTTGGGAGATCTTAAACAAGACGATTTAACCCCAACCAAACGTAATCAACAATCAGGTATGTCGAAACTCATTCATGTTGGTCGCATATGTGCAAGTTTCTGTATGGTAAACTTTACCCCCGAAGATATCGTCCGTGACGAATTTGTTAAGGAATGGATTTTAGCTGTGGAGCAGATAGAATCCATTCCTTCTAAATAACTTTTTTGAAAACTTACATCTGTAAGTTTTCAAAAATTAATTTCATTTAAAACCTTATAAAAAAATGTTAAAATGGTTTAACATTTTTTTATTTATTATTTTAAGTTAAATTAACCGAAAAGCAATTACCAAAGGTCGAAGCTGCCGATGATGCAAAAGAGGTCTTTTGGGTACCCATTATGCATTTAAGTCAAATGAGCTCTTTGTTTTTTGAAGATCACTTTCACATTCTGACTAGTTACCTTTAATTTGGAGATAGACAATGTTTTCTTATAATCCTATTCTCGATACTGATAGTTACAAATTTTCCATGTTTTTACAATACCCACCACGAACAACTAATATTTTTAGTTATATAGAATCTCGTGGTGGTATTTTTGATAAAACAGTATTTTTTGGACTTCAGGTTTTTATCAAAAACTTTTTATTGACACGAATAACTAAAGAAATGGTATATGAAGCTGAGCGAATTATTACATTACACGGTGAACCTTTCAATACCGTTGGATGGTTATATATTGTTGAGAAACACAATGGTTTCTTACCTGTTTTAATTAAAAGTGTAAAAGAAGGTACTGTGATTCCAACAAAGAATGTTTTGGTGACAGTTGAAGTTACTGATCCAGAATGTTTTTGGGTAACAACATTTATTGAAACGGCGTTGTTGCGTTCTGTATGGTATCCAACAACTGTGGCTACAAATAGTTATCATTGTAAACAAATTATTCTTAAAGCCTTAGAAAAATCAGGAACACCATCTTCTATTGATTTTAAGTTACATGATTTTGGTGCACGTGGTGTTAGTTCTTATGAATCTGCTGCAATCGGTGGGTTAGCACATTTAATCAACTTCAAGGGAACAGATACTGTTCCCGCATTAATAGCTGCAATAAATTATTATGATTCTAAAGAAGTGGTTGGGTGGTCAATTCCAGCAAGTGAACATAGTGTTGCTTGTAGTTGGTCTGGTACTATTCCAGAAATTAAATTAAAATAACTGCTCTGTTGCAGGAATTATTAAATAGAATAAATACATTCATATTTAAGATAGATATGAATGTATTTTACGATATATAAAACAACAAATATGGTTAATGGTATGATATACATAGGACAACACATTACCAATAATTTAAACGATAATTATCTAGGATCTGGTATTGAAATAAAACAGCAATTAATGCAATATGGTAAACAAAATTTCACAAAAGAAACAATGTTTATATTTGATAATTTTGATGAGATGAATAACAAAGAAAAAGAATTAATCACAGAAGAATTTTTATCACAACCACACGTAATGAATAGGCAATTGGGTGGAAGTGGAAAATGGATGACAAAACGAAGTGTTGTTGTATTTATGAATAATAAATGGTGTAGAATTTCTGTGGATAAATATGACTCCAATATCCACATCACACCATGCTCTGGAACAGTGCGGGTATTTGATCTAACACTACAATCCTATCGAAGAGTACCGTGTGATGTATATCATACAAATAAATCTAATTTCTTAACAGCAAGTAGTGGTAAGGTAACAATCCGCCATATTGGCAATAATAAAACTGAATCAATTAATATTAAAGATTTTAACAAATTATATCATAAAAAAGTGTTTGGTGGCATTGTGGTAAAAATTAATGATACTAATATGTATGTAGATAAAGAGACATTTATCAAATCAAAAATGAAAGGCATACATGTCGGTAAAGTAACAGTTTTAGATACAACTGATGGTATACGAAAACATATATCAAAAAAGGATTATGATGAAAACCCAAAAAGATATATTCATGCTTCTAAAGGACGTATTACTTGTAGAAATATCGAAACTAATGAAACAAGTAGTATCACTAAAGAACAGTATGAAAAAAATAAACACAAATATATCCCAACAACTAAAGGTGAGAAAACTGTATGGTTAATACAAGAGCAACGGTTTATTAATATTAAAAAAGAAACATTTAATAGAGATATACATCGGTTAGCATCAGACAAAATGATCAAATGTTTTGATGAACATGGTAATATATTAATCGATTTTTGGGGTACAAAAATCGATTTTGTAAAAAAGTACGGTATACTTATATATTTGGAGGCATTAAAAGAGACTAAAAACTTTCAACCCAAACAACCTCACAAATTTAAAAAATTTCAAAACTGTTCATTTCAACTTATTGATTGGAGAAAACATTATGAACAACATAAAAAATGAATTGGCATATATTCGCCAAATGTTATCATTGTTAGATACACACGCAGCTGTGTCAATAGTGGGAGATGCCTATAATATTTATAATTTTATTGAACTGATGGGAAGCATTAAGGATGAAATTATACAAAAAACAAAAAACGGACAAATAATAGTAATACGCCCCGATAGTTGTGAACCAACAGAAGTGTTACCTAAGATTATGGAATTGGCCGCACTAAAATTTGGGTTTAGTGTTAACGAAAAAGGATATAAAGTTATTAACAATGTACGCTTTATCCAAGGAGACGGTATAACTATTAACACTCTTCAACCTATTATTGATTCAATTTTAAATGCTGGTTTTTCATTAGATAATATTGCATTTGGAATGGGTGGAGGTTTATTACAACACGTCAATCGTGATGATCAAAAATTCGCCATGAAATGCTCTGCCGCATTAGTTGATGGTGTATGGGTTGATGTTTGTAAAGATCCTGTTACAGATCCTGGAAAGAAATCAAAGATGGGTCGTCTTCAAGTTGTTAAAACATTAAGTGGAGATGTGGTAACATTTCGTGAGGATGAGCATATAAAAACACCATCTGTTCCGTTATTACATACTGTATATGAATGGAACGGTATTGGTAAATTATGGTCTCAGTTACCAACAACCTCTTTCATCTCGTTTGAAGAAGTGAGACAAAACTCCAACTAAAAACACTTAGGTGCGAATGATTCAAATATATTCGCACCTAAATACATAAAATGAATATTATATGGTATGTTTTCAGGTCAACGTGTCCAACCACTAAAAAATCAATTTGATGTTACGGGAAAATTTCCGTCATCTACGTTAGTTTACACAGATACTGATGGTTATATTCAATATTTGAATGTGGGTAATTCACTCCAAATTAACAATGGACAATTAGATGTTGTCCTATCTTCGTCAATTTTTAATGATACTTTTGCTACTAATATTGGCACAGGGACAGGTTTATATTCTTTCAAAGACGGGAACACGTTAAAATTCAAATCATTAACTGGTAATCCACATTTAATTATTACACAAGATTCAGAAAATGTGTTTCTCAATGTGGTAAATGTTGCTGAATTAAATCACACACATTTAATATCTGATATTATTAACTTACAATCCACATTAGATTCTCTATCTCCGACAACACACACACATGATGATAGATATTCACTATTATCTCATATACATGCTAATGCGAGCTCTCTTTCACATGGATTTATGAGTATTAGTGATTTTAACAAACTTCAATTAATTGAAGACGAAGCTACAAAAAATCAGACAGATGCTTATTTATTGGATTTAGCAAATCACACGGGAATTTTGCCAAATAATCATTTAACAGCCAACTTACAGCAACTCGGTGATATAATTTTCACAAACGATGATTATATCAAATACAACTCAGGTTCTTTAATTCGAGTAACCTTATCCGAAATAAAAATCGATTTGCAAATAGATAATATTGATAATACATCTGATAACAATAAACCAATTTCAATAGCTACTCAAAATGCATTGGATAATAAGGAAAATACAATACCAACAGGTAACCCAGGTGAGTTTTACGCCCATAATAAAACTTGGGTTCCTGTTACTAAGAATACAGTGGGATTAAGTAATTTAACAAATGATTTACAATTGCGAGCTGCTGATTTATCCAATGATACATCAATGACGGCAGATAGTACCACACTGATACCAACACAACATGCTGTAAAAACATACGTTGATACACATGATTGGGATGGTGGATACTTTTAATTACTCTAAATAAACATAAAAGGATTTGACAAAATGTCTGCAGAAACTATTATTCAAATTAAACGTTCTTTCTTAAATGATGCACCTATTAGTTTATCTGAAGGTGAATTAGCTTATTCATTTAAAAATTCAAGTAAAACATTATATATAGGTGATGGTACAAACATCATTGCAATTGGCGGTCAAGCTGATCATGATAAATTAGCTGGTATTGAAAGTGGAGCCCAAGTTAATACAGTTTTCAGTGTTGCTGGTAAAGTAGGAGCTGTTACGTTAGTTAAAGCTGATATAACAAATTTTACAGAATCTGATTATGTTCATACTGTTGGTACAGAAACAATTGGGGGAGATAAAACATTTAGTAATAATGTTGTTATCGGTGGTGATTTAACTGTTAACGGTACTGTCACACATGTTAATAGTACTACAGTTGATATTGGTGATAATATTTTAGTATTAAACAGTCAAGTTACAGGAACACCCACAACTGATGCTGGATTGGAAATTGAGCGCGGCACATCTGATAATGCTTTCTTATTATGGAGTGAGGTTAATGGTAAATGGGGATCTAAGTTAGGAACAAACGCGTTTGTTGCTTTCTCATTGGAAGGTCATACTCACGTAGCTAGTGACATTACTGATTTTAATAGTGCTGTTGATGCTAGAATTACTAATGCTACTTTAGATAATTTATCTGATGTAGTAATTTCTACTCCTGTTAGTGGACAAGTTTTAAAATATAATGGTACGAACTGGGTAAACATTGCATTAAATTTCACTGAACTTTCAGACGCCCCATCATCTTATACAGGAAATGCTAATCGTTTGGTTGCAGTGAATAGCGGTGAAACAGGATTAACATTTGTGACTGCTATTGATGGCGGTACTTTTTAAGGATTTTTTATGATCGTTTTAACACATTCATCTGTTCAGCCAATATTATCCAAATCACAAAATGTTGTTATAATAGAGTATTCATTAACATCTTTGATACCTGGTGGAACAACATCAGATAATATTAGTCTACGTTTACCAGATATAAGATTAATTGGTTTAACATATTGTCCCAAACTGGTGAGTGTGAAGACGATGTGTGAATCAACAAACTATCAAATAAATTTCGCTGAAACATTAAGTAAGCTTCTATTGGAAGATATTGTACTGCAAGTTAGATCAATAGATAAAATTTATTACGAAACAAACATGGAAATATTTTGCAATACTCATAACGACAACAATGAAATAATACTATCTATCAATAACAATGATGTTGTTAATATTAATAGCATGTCAATACGTTTAGTTTATGAAGTATTTCAATATACTTTAGTACAAAACCCTTAAATACATAAAAAGGAAAAATTATATATGTTTGAATTACTTAACGAAATGGAAAATATTCTTACTGAATCAATCAAATACCAAGAATCATGTGGTTTTACCATTTCAGATCAATTACCAGATCTGGTAATACATAAAATTTGTAAAAAAATTTGCAAATTACAGGAAATGGAAATTATCAACAAAGACAAACAATCTATTGTTGAATATTTGGATATCGCATTACGTAATTATAACAATATGGTAACCACTGATAATCGTCAGCAAATAGTAGAGGCTGTTGCAAATTTCGCGATGCAGCCTGATAATTCATTAACAGATTTCAATATCACTGATCCCGATCATCGTGAGCAATTAAAAAATTACGCCGTTGAAATCATGCGTCGCAATCCAGACTGTGACCCTCATAAAGCGCTCGCTTGTGCTATGAAAGATTGTGATCCTTCGGAGTGTGATGTTGACGATGATCAATATTTCGCTCATGTTGAACTACATTTTAATGAGGAAGATATTGAAGATGTTACTAATAGAGCTCGTGGCGGTTCATTAGAAGATTTCTAAAATCAACAAAAAGAAAAGGTCTTATGACCTTTTCTTTTTTCTTTTCTTTTCTTTTCTAACCTTTCCTTTTATGTTATAATGTTTTTTATAAAATAGTAAAAGGAATTTCGTATGACAAAAGTTGTAGATGTATCTTTCAGACAAATTTTCTGTACACTTCAAGTTGAAGGCTTACATAATTGGGAATCATGTGATATTGATGAAGTAATGTATCTTAAATTACCGCATCGTCATGTTTTCCATATCAAAGCAATTAAAACTGTATATCATAATGATCGTGATATTGAGTTTATAAAACTCAAACACTCAATCCAAAAACATTTTCGAGAAAAATATTTTTCTGATAAAATTGCGTGTTGTGACTTTAAAGGTATGTCTTGTGAAATGATTGCTGAAGAACTCGGAACATTATTCTCATTAGATGTTGTTGAGATTTCAGAAGATAATGAAAATGGTTGTATTTTATATTTCGAAGGAAAATGAAAATGAATATTAATGAACCACAATTTTGTTTTATAACTCCAACAGCTTATTTGGAAGAGTTTGCATCTCAGTCTTCCAAACATTTGTGTTTAGCTCATCTTGTTGATACAGATGATGATTATGCTGCCTTTTATGCCAATTGTAGATCTCGTGGAGACTATATTATTATGGATAATAGTGCATTTGAATTATTGGAACCTTATTCTCCATCAAAATTAATAGAGTTGGGTCATAAATGTTTTGCAAACGCAATTGTGCTACCTGATTATCCATTTAAGGATTCAATTGAAACAATAGAGGCAGCTAAATTATGGGCACCTTACTTTAAAGATGAAGGTTTTGAAACAGTTTTTGTGCCACAAAGTAAAAAAGGTGATCTTGGTGATTGGTTTCGTGGATATGATTTCGCGTCCACAAGTGTGTTAGTTGATATTATTGGCATGTCAATATTAGGTATTCCTAATGCATTACCACATATTCCTGCAAGTTATTCACGTGTGGTTATGACGCAATTATTGCAAGCAAATCATCGTTTTTCAAAAAAACGTCATCATTATTTAGGATTAAATGCTGGTCCTTTATTGGAAATTCCTGCATTACTTAAAATGAATGCATTATGGTCATGTGATAGTTCAAATCCTTTCTGGATGGGATTATTAGGTCATGAATATTCACACAATACTGATAGTGGATTATGTGTTAAAAAAGTACATTTTCCAGTTCAATTTGATTACCAAAAAAAATTAGATGATAATACAAAACGTGTTATACAACATAATATCAATTTCACTAAAGGACTATTTATCAAATGATTTTATCCCCTAACCAAGCTATCAAAGAAGGCTGGATTAAAATTCCAAGTAACGTTCAAGATATTGACAAATATATTCAACAAAATGGTATTGATGTACCTATCGATAAATTATTTAAACTCAACAAAAATGATTATAGTATTCTTTCTGAAAAGCATCGAACATATAAAGGGTTGTTTGAAATCAAACCTAATGCCAAATATGCTGAAATGATTAATGATGAGTTAGTTACCATTAATGATTGTTTTAAAGTTGATGATGATACTGTATATGATTGGTGTAGTAATTTTGAATTGGTATTACCTGAAAATGTATGCGCGTTGATTATTATTAGGTCTTCGTTAAATAGAGTTGGTGGTACTATTAATACTGGTAATTATGATAGTGGGTTCCAAGGATTGATTGGTGGAACTCTAACATCCAGAGCTGGTACACTTTATATTCAACATTTTACACGAATTGCACAAGTAATGTTTTATGAAGCATCTTCTGCTAAAATGTATAATGGTATTTATCAAAATACATCTCAAACTCACTGGCAAACAGTATTGGGTGGTTTAAATGAGTAAACATTTTAAGACAACAAAGTTGCTTGGAATGGATAGCGAGACTTCGGGTCTCGCTTTCGCAGGCAATGTGGATTTAACGAATCCAGATCCAAGTAAGGACATCAACAACAATAAACAATATATGGCAATCAGTTGGGGGTTTGTTGTTGTTGATGTCCAATCTCAACAAATAATTGATGAATTATATGTGGAAGTTAAATTTGATGATGTAAAATATGATTGGGAATATGCCGCCGAAAAAACTCACGGTTTAACAAAAGAACATTTAAATAAACACGGATTGACCAGAGAAGATGCTGCTGTCACCATTGTTGAATTTATATTAAAACACTGGAATATAAATGAAGCGATAAGTACTATTGGTCACAATCACGTAAGTTTTGATTTATGGTTTTTACGTGAATTATTATGTGAATTTAACATCATGTTAAAATTTGCCAATCGTCATTACGATACAAATTATTTAACTTTGGGTATCTATGATGTGGAGGGTTCTGAAGAGTTATTCAGATTATTTAATGAAGTTCGTGATAAACATAACGCATTGGATGATATTAAACAAACAGTAAATACATTTTTTGAAACCAAACGGTTATTTGACATTATTTTAAGGAAAACAGATGATTAATCCCTTTGATCCGAATATTAATTTTGAACCACACTTGAATGATATTCTTTTTGACACAATAAGACTTTGTCAAATTATTCAAGCATCAGGTATAAAACCATCCCACATTGTTGGTGTGTCACGTGGAGGATTAATACCATCCGTTTTTATGTCTCATAATCTCAAGTTACCACTCATTCCCGTTTGTTTTAGTGGTTCTGAAGGTGCAGGAGATGATAAAACATATACCGAAATTGAAGTATTACCTGAGTTTGATAAAAAAGATGTTATATTAATTGTTGATGATATATGTGATACAGGTGATACATTATCAAAAATGGTTAAATACTACAAACGTCAGAAAATTGAAGTTTACACAGCTGTATTGTATTTCAAAGACAATTGGCCAACCAAGGATGCAAATGAACCGACACATGGTTATATACCAACGTTTTATATGAATCGTATAGGACCGTTATCACAATGGGTAGTGTTTCCTTGGGAAAATCCTTCAAATCTGATACTTAATCAGATTCAGCAACAAGTATGAAACTTACTATAAACAGTGCTCCATTTGTGTTTCAAACATTGTCTCATAATAAATCTTTATTAATGAGACAATGTTTAATTATAGATGATATTCGTAAACGATGCATAGAACAAGCTAGGATATCAAGATGTAATCCCACAATGACCGCATGTAATATTATTGATCAGCAATACCTGTTGCTACTAATTCTGATAAAAAATCACAATGAATTTGA